TTGATAATTATCCGGGCAATGCTAACGTGTCAGGAACTTATACATATGCCAATACAGCCACGAATATTATTCTTGGATTTACAGGTAATACTGTTTACACAGCATGAAGTCATTTAAAATTAAATCAAGTATTAATTTACTACTTAACAACTAATATAAATAAAAGAATATGGCTACTCCTTCAACTCGTGCAGAATTCAAAACTTACTGTTTAAGAAAACTTGGTTTTCCGGTTATTGAAATTAACGTGGATGATGACCAAGTAGATGACCGTATAGACGATGCTCTATCATATTTTCAAGACTATCATTTCGATGGTACAGAGAAGATGTATATGAAGCACCAACTGACAGTCGCAGATATTAATCGCCGATGGATATATGCACCAGATGCGGTGACATTTGTAACTGGTGTTTTTCCATTCAATAACTCTAACGCATCAATCAATATGTTTGACTTGCGTTATCAATTACGTTTGCATGATTTATATGACTTTACATCAGTTTCTTATGTGTCATATGAAATTACCATGCAGCATATAAGAACACTTGAACTGTTGTTCTCAGGTACACCACAGTTTAGATTTAATCGTAAACAAAACAAAGTATTCATTGACATAGATTGGACAAGAGATGTTCAAGTAGGTGATTATGTTATCATTGAATGTTATAGATCATTGAATCCATCAACAGTTACTTTAACTGGTACTGTATCATATACAGCTGGAAGCAATGTCGTAACTGGTTATGGTACAACATACGATCAACAGTTTCTAGAAAATGATTTTATCACATTCAATAGTGTTGATAGTTTTCAAGTAGATAAAATTGATTCGCCAACATCATTAAGAATTCGTGGCCCAATGGTCAACACAGCAGCCAATGTCTCTGCAACAATCTCTGGTAATCCAGATGTTTGGGGTGATAGGTTCTTAAAGAAGTATGCTTATGCATTAATCAAAATGCAATGGGGTAACAACCTTAAAAAGTTTGCTGGTGTGCAATTGCCAGGTGGTGTAACTCTAAATGGTAAAGAGATTTATGATGAGGCTGTTGAAGAAATTAATAAGCTAGAAGAAGAGATGCAAATTATTAATGTATTGCCAAATGAAATACTGTTAGGTTAAATTTCGTGGCAACTAATTTCTATTTTAATAATTTTCCAGCTAATCAAGTCACCAGTGAGCAATTACTGGTGGAAGACCTTGTAATCGAGTCTCTTGGTATTAATGGTATGGATGTTTACTATATGCCACGATCAAGTGGTGATAGTGAAGATTTATTGTATGGTGAAGATACATTAAAACAATATACATCATCTTACCCAATTGAAATGTATTTAGAAAATGTGACTGGTATGGATGGTGAAGGTGATTTCATGTCCAAATTTGGTCTTGAAATCCGAGATGAATTAACTCTCCTTGTTTCTCGCCGTCGATTTGCCTCAACAGTAAATCAAATACGCCCATTTGAAGGTGATTTGATTTACATTCCATTAATTGAAAACTTCTTTGAAATTACCTTTGTGGAAAACGAAAACAACCAAGCCATGTTTTATACATTGGGTCGTGGCCGTGGTGGTAATGTTTATGTTTATGCATTGAAAATGAAACAATTTGTATTCTCTAATGAATTAATTCTCACTGGTAATGCAGAAATTGATGGACAAATTATAGATTCCTATCCACGAACAAGGTTTACATTGAAATCTGGTGGTTCAGGCGTATATGTTGCCGATGAAATTGTTTATCAATCAGCTGACACAACATACGCCAACTCTAGTGCAGAAGCTACGGTACATGATTATGTTATTGGTTCTTCATTAGATGTTTATAGGTTAAGTGGAGATTTTACTGCCAACTCATTTGTATATGGTGTAACCTCTGGTGCAGCTTGGAGAATTAATACTGAATCTGATACAGCAACAATGGACAATGCATTTGAAGATATCATTGATAATAATAGAATTGAAGGTGAAGCTGATAATGTAATCGACTTTACTGAGCATAACCCTTTTGGTGAACCATAATGCTAAATAATTCACATTTCTATAATCGTACAATTCGTAAGATTGTGGTGGCATTTGGATCTATGTTTAATGATATTCAATTGATACGTTATTCTAAAGACGGTTTAACGGCTCACGAAATTACAAAAGTGCCATTGAATTATGGTGCCAAAGAAAAATACCTTGTTAGAATTAATTCTGATCCAACTTTAACAAAATCAATTGCAACAACCGTTCCTAGAATGAGTTTTGATATGGAAGGTTTGGCATACGATTCTAGTAGAAAACAACAAACAACATTACAAAACTTTGCGTTTGGTTCATCAAAAATGAAAACGCAATATGCACCTGTTCCTTACAACTTTGATTTTAGTTTATCCATATATGTAAGAAACACAGAAGATGGTACACAAATTCTAGAACAAATTTTACCATTCTTTACACCAGACTTTACAGTTACAGTTGATTTCATTAAAGAAATGGATCAATTGTATGATATGCCTATTATGTTAAATTCAGTATCATCTCAAGTTGATTATGAAGGTGATTTTATGAACACAAGGTTGATTATTTGGAACTTAGAATTTACAGCAAAGGCCTATATTTGGCCACCAGTTGTTTCTCCTTCCTCAAATAAAGGATTAATTCTACAAGCAAATACCAATCTATACACCGATTCTACCAATCTAGATGCACAGAAAGTTTTTGTTGATTACGCAAATGGCAAATCTGGTTACTTTACAACTGGTGAAGATATTGGTGTTATTAATAAAGATACAACAGGTAAAGTTTTATACTTCAGTAACACAGGAGCAGGTCAATTAGTTGTTACTGACTTATCACAACGACTTGAAGTTGGTGATAAACTTGTTGGACTATATTCTAACTCACGATATACAATTAAAACTGTAGACAATTCTCCAACAAAAGCCGTTGCAATTGTTATTATACCAAAGCCAGCTGGTGCCAATGTTGACAAAGCATATGGATTTGAAGAAATATTTACTGAATGGCCTGATACATTATGAGTAAAGTAAACGATAGCTTATCTGATATTTTTGATATTGGACCTTTAGAAGAACCAAAATACTTACCTGTGACAAAGGTAGAAATGCCTGTTGTCTTAGATGGTGATGATATTGATGTTGATTCTTCTTTAGCCAGAACCAATATCAAAAATCTTATAGTTAAAGGTACAGATTCTATTGATGACCTATTAAGAGTAGCTAAAGAGTCTGAACATCCAAGAGCATATGAAGTTGCTGCCAATTTTATTAAAACATTGGCTGATTTAAATAAAGACCTTTTAGAGATTCAAAAAAGAAAACAAGAGTTGAGACCTGAAAACAATCAAAGCAATTCATCCATTAATGTTAAGAATGCCGTATTTGTTGGTTCAACCGCAGAGTTATTAAAACAAATTAGAGAGAATAAGTAATTATGGAACAATTAATCCAACAACTCAAAGTTATTCTAGGCACTAACTTTGCATTATACCTAAAGAGTCACAACTTTCATTGGAACATTGAGGGTCAAAACTTTCCACAATACCACGATTTCTTAAATGGTTTTTATAGTGAAGTGTTTGCACAAACAGATTTGATTGCTGAGCATATTCGATACTTAGATTCGTATGTTCCAGGTTCAATGCAAAGGTTCTTAGAATTGGCAGACATTGAAGAATCTGTTGATATGATTCCATCAGCATTAGCGATGATGGCACAAATCAAATCTGACAACGATAGATTCATCGTTCATCTCCGTGCAGGTATTGTTGCTGCTGATCAAGCAGATGAACCAGCTGTATCTAATTTTCTGCAAGAACTTTTAGGCGCTCATCAAAAGAAAGCATGGATGCTGCGTAGTATTATAAAGTAAACAATGTTAAATAATAATGGATATAACGGCAACTCATCACTCAAAAGAATAGGAATTGATTTTTCTTATTCTGAAGAACAGGTATTAGAGTTAGCTAAGTGTGCAGATGACCCAATATATTTTATTGATAACTATTGCTATATTGTAACACTTGACCACGGTATCCAACCGTTTAAACTTTACGATTGTCAAAAAAGAAAGATTAAATTAATACATGATAATCGTAAAGTCATTCTCATGGAAGGTCGACAACAAGGTAAAACCACCTCTGCTGCGGCCTATATTCTATGGTACACCTTATTTCAAGAAAATAAAACTGTTGCCGTTCTTGCAAACAAGGCATCAACAGCTCGTGAGATTATGGCTCGATATCAATTGATGTTTGAACATCTGCCTGATTGGATGCAACAAGGTATTAAAACATGGAACAAAGGTGACATTGAATTAGAAAATGGTTCAATTGTATTTACTGCGGCAACAACGGCTGCTGGTATTCGTGGTAAGTCAGTTAACTTACTGTACATTGACGAAGCTGCAATCATTCCAAATACTGTGGCTGATGCATTTTTTACTGCGGTATATCCAGTTATTTCTGCCGGTCAAACAACAAAAATTCTTATTACCTCAACACCATTGGGTTATAACCATTTCTGGAAATTTTGGAATGATGCCGTTAATAAGAACAACGACTTTGTACCGATGTTTATTCCTTACTCAGAGATTCCAGGCAGAACTGAAGCATGGGCACTTGAACAGAAGAGACAACTAGGTGACCTGAAGTACAATCAGGAAGTACTCTGTAAGTTCTTAGGATCGTCCCTGACGTTGATTAACTCAGACACCATTGAGTATATGTCAACTTGTCCTACAGTCTATTCCAAAGACGGTTTAGATTTGTATGAGTACCCTGTCAAAGCACAGCTTGATGAAGATACTGAAGAACTAATAGGCAAACCACATTCATATGTTATCGTTGCCGATACAGCTAAAGGCGTTGGTGGTGACTATTCTGCATTTGTGATTATGGATGTGTCATCAGTACCATACAAACTAGTGGGTAAATTTAGAGATAATAAGATAGCACCAATGTTATACCCAAGCGTCATATATAAAGTGGCAAGAGATTATAATATGGCATATGTGTTGATTGAGGTTAACTCAAGTGAGCAAGTGGCTCATATCATGCATAACGAATTAGAATATGAAAACCTTATTTTTGTAAATAGAGATACCAAAACAGGACAAACAGTTACCGGTGGTTTTGGTGGTGGTAAAACTCAACTTGGTGTGCAAACAGATAAGAGAGTAAAACGTATTGGATGTTTTACATTCAAAGCATTAGTAGAAGAAAAGAAGTTATTAATAACAGATGCAGATACCATATCAGAGATTTCAACTTTCATTCAGGTAAAGGATAGTTATGCCGCAGATGATGGTTACCATGACGATTTGGTTATGCCATTAGTATTGTTTAGTTGGTTAACGACTAACCCATACTTTAAAGAATTAAATGATGTTAATATTCGTGAAGCAATGTATCAAGCCAGAATTAAACAAATTGAAGAAGATGTTGTTCCTTTTGGATTTGCATTTAATGGAACAGAAGAGGACTACTCAGTAGAAGATGGTGATATGTGGAAACCAGAAACTCCATCGGGATATCTGACTTCAAATTTGTAAAAACTAAAAAAACTAAATAGAACATAAAGTATAATTGTCCCGTAAACTAAGGAGTAAAAAATGGCCTTTCAGCTATCACCTGGATTAAATATATCAGAAATCGACCTGACAACTGTTGTCCCTTCGATTGCCACTTCGACTGGTGGTGTTGCTGGAAATTTTAACTGGGGTCCAATTGATGAAGTCACTACCATTACTGACGAGGTTCGCCTTGTTGACCGTTTTGGTAAACCAGACTCTACAAATTATGAATATTGGTTCTCAGCCGCAAATTTTCTAGCATATGCAAACAATTTAAAAGTAGTTCGTGCTGCAAACACTTCATCAACATTGAACGCCACCGCAAACGGCGTTGGTGCTTTGATTAAAAATGAAAGTGACTATGTTGCAAACTGGGAAGCATCGGCCAATACATCACTTGGTCCATTTGGTGCTCGTTATGCAGGCGCAGCAGGAAATTCACTAAGAATTTCTATATGTCCAAGTTCACAAGCATTTTCATCAAACTTAACTGTCACAGACTCACTAAGAGCAAATGCTGTTACCTCTGGTGCCACAACTCTGAATGTTAACGGTAATGCAAATGCAGCTGCTAACGTGGTTGCTGGCGACTTAATTTCAGTTGACGGTGGTACAACATATCTTCGTGTGGCTTCTGTTAATGCAACCGCAATTATTGTTGCTACGGCATTAGGTACTGTTGTTGCTAACACACCAGTTCTTCGTAAATGGCAATATGCTGACCAGTTCGGCGTTGCACCAGGAACTTCTGATTATGTTGCTGATAATAATGGTGTTGCTGATGAAATGCACGTTATTGTTATTGATGAAGATGGTAAATTTGCTGGTACTGCCAACACAGTTCTTGAAAAATACGCATTCGTTTCAAAGGCTTCTGATGCTTTGACAAATGAAGGTGCATCCAACTTCTATAAAACAACTATCAATAATAGATCAAAATATGTTTGGTGGTTAAATCACCAACCCGGTGCATCAAATTGGGGAACAAGTTCTGTTGCTAAAACATTTACAAACATCAACACACCTTTCTCAGCATCAATGACTGCTGGTGCAGATGGTACGATTGGTAATACAGAAGTTACTACTGCATACAACCAGTTTGGTGGTGAAGATGCTGTTCAACTATCACTCCTAATTTCTGGTCCAGGGAATGCTACAATTGCAGCAAGTTTGATTTCTTTAGTTGATAGCCGCAAAGATTGTATGGTGTTTTTATCACCAACAAAATCTTCTGTTGTAAACAATGCCGGTGCTGAAACAACAAGCATTCTTGCTTTCCGTGCAGGACTATCAAGTTCATCATACGCTGTTCTTGACTCTGGATACAAATATCAATACGACAAATACAACGATGTATACCGTTGGGTACCATTAAATGGTGATATTGCTGGCGTTTGTGCTAGAACAGACCAAGAACGTGACCCATGGTATTCACCAGGTGGTTTAACTCGTGGTGGAATCAAAAATATTATTAAACTTGCTTGGAATCCAACGAAAGCCGACCGTGATAACTTGTATGTTCAAGGTGTTAATCCAGTTGTTACTTTTCAAGGTGAAGGTACAATCCTGTTTGGTGATAAGACAATGTTGAATCGTCCATCAGTATTTGACCGCATCAATGTTCGCCGTTTGTTTATTGTTCTAGAAACAACTATTGCTCGTGCTGCACGTTCAACAATGTTTGAATTCAATGACCAATTTACAAGAGCACAGTTTGTCAATTTAGTTGAACCATTCCTTCGTGATGTAAAAGGTCGCCGTGGTATTACTGATTTCCGTGTTGTATGTGATGCTACAAATAACACTTCTGATATCGTAGATAACAATCAGTTTGTTGGTGACTTGTATATCAAACCAGCTAGATCCATCAATTTCATTCAACTTAACTTCGTTGCTGTTAGAACAGGTGTAAGTTTTGAAGAAATTGTTGGGAAATTCTAATAAATAAAGGAATAGGAGAAAACAAATGACATTTAATGTAAATCAATTCCGATCACAAATGACAGGTGATGGTGCCCGTCCAAATTTATTTCAGGTTGAGTTAAAATTTCCTGGAGGTGTTACACCTAATGCAGCTGACAAATTCAGATTCATGTGTAAAACAGCAGCTATTCCAGCCTCTTCAATGGGTTCGGTAGAGGTAGCATACTTCGGTCGTACATTGAAGTTTGCTGGTAATAGACCTTCATTTCCGGATTTGCAATTGCAAATTATTAATGATGAAGATTTTGTTATTCGTACAGCATTTCAACAATGGTTAAATTTACTCAATGGTCATGTAACTAATGTGCAAAGACTTGCAGACAGTGGCATTGATGGTTATAAACAAGATGCAACAGTAACACAGTTTGCTAAAGATGGCCGCGCATTAAAAAAATATAATTTCGTTGGATGTTTTCCAACAGAATTAGGAGAAATCGCATTAGATTGGAGTTCAAACGATCAAATCGAAGAATATAATGTGACTTTAGCTTATCAATGGTGGGAAGCAGTTGAAGATGGTAGTACAGATAGAACTTAACCAATCGGTGAATAAACGATAGGGGCTTCGGCTTCTATTGTTTTCAAATATAGGATGAAATACTAATGGCTGTAAAACTTTTTGGATTTACGCTTGGGAAAAAAGACATTGTTCAGGTCGAAAAACCTGAACAAGCTTCTTTTGCGCTTCCTACAGAAGCAAATGATGATGGTGCAGTTACTATCACACAAAATGCCCATTACGGCACATATGTAGATTTAGAAGGTTCTGTTCGTAATGAACTGGAACTGATTACTCGTTACCGTGAAATGTCAAATCACCCTGAATGTGATATGGCAATTGATGAGATTGTTAATGAAGCTATTACTCATGCGGAAGATGGTACTGTTGTAGATATCAATATGGATAATCTAAAACAACCAGAAACAATTAAAAAGAAAATACTTGAAGAGTTTAAAAATATCCAAAAGATGTTAAATTTTTCAAATCTTGCAGATGATTTATTCAAGCGTTGGTACATTGATGGTAGAATATATTACCATGTTGTCGTTAACGATAAGAATCCAAAAGACGGCATACAAGAATTAAGATATATTGATCCACGCAAGATTCGTAAAGTGCGTGAGATTCAAAAAGAAAGAGATCCAAAAACTGGTGCTCAAGTTATTAAATCTTTGGCTGAATATTATGTGTACAATGATCGTGGTACAATATCACAAACATTTACCTCATCAGTTAATCAAGGTTTAAGAATTGCACCTGAATCGGTGGTTAATGTTAACTCTGGTTTGATGGATGCAAAGAACACCTTCGTAATCTCTTACTTACACAAAGCAATTAAGCCTCTCAATCAATTAAGAATGATTGAAGATGCTGTTGTTATTTACCGTTTATCAAGAGCACCAGAAAGACGTATTTTTTATATTGACGTAGGTAACTTACCAAAAGGTAAGGCTGAACAATATATGAAGTCTATTATGACACAGTATCGTAACAAGTTGGTATACGATGCTAATACTGGTGAGATTCGTGATGAGCGTAAACACCTTTCGATGCTAGAGGATTTTTGGTTACCTCGCCGTGAAGGTGGTAAAGGAACAGAGATTACTACATTACCTGCTGGACAAAATTTAGGCCAGATGGAAGATGTTTTATACTTTCATAAGAAATTATTAAATTCATTGAATGTACCAATCTCTCGCCTCGATCCACAAGGTGGTGGTATCATGGGTATTGGTAGAACAAATGAAGTTACTCGTGATGAAGTTAAGTTTAGTAAATTTATTGCTAGACTGCGTAATAAATTCTCTCGTATTTTTGACGATGCTCTTCGTATTCAATTATCATTGAAAGGTGTTTGTACTGTTGAAGAGTGGGAAGAATTTAAAGAAGCTATTTTTTATGACTTTAAGAAAGATAATAATTTTACTGAAATGCGTGATGCAGAAGTTTTGCGTGAGCGTATTGCAACGGCAATTCAAATTGATCCGTATGTTGGTCGTTATTACTCATCAACATGGGTTAAAAAGAATGTTCTGCATATGACTCAAGAAGAAATTGATGAGATGCAAAAGGAAATTGAAGAAGAAGGTGAACTTGCAGCTCCGGATCAAGAACAACAAGGTCAAGAACAAGGTCAAGAACAAGGTGGTCTGCAATCAGGATCAATAGACAATACTGTTGAAAATGATGATACTGAATCATTAACTCCACAATTAGATGATGCGGTAAATAAGTATGCTTTCAATAAAACTAAATAAGGTATAATAGGAGATTTTTATGTCTACAACAACATTTATCGAGCAACTAGTAGCAGGACAAGCTGCTGATGCTAAAGAAACATTATCAGACTTGTTATCTGCTCGTGCATTTGAGGCACTTGATGCTCGTAAGCAAGAACTTGGTGCAACACTAATTGGTAGCCAAGTAGAAGAAGAAGTGGAAGAACTGGATGAACTGTCAAAAGCAACATTAAGAGGTTATTTAAAAGGTAATAAAGCAGAAGCCGGAAGTCAACTTCGTGGAGATGTGTCTGATAAAGCTGCAAGTCTTGGTAGAACACAACAAAATAAAGATGATGGCAGATATGAGGGTGATAAATTAGCAAGAAGAAAACTTGGTGCACCAGGATCAATTCCACCTAAAGTAATGGCTAAATAAAATAATACATGAAATCGTTACTAGACTTTAAAACCATTCTAATGGAAGAAGAGAAATCAGACTACACAAAGTTTGATGCTCTTGTCCGTGCTGGTCTTGCCAATAAGGCACAGATTCAGCGTATGCACAGTATATTGGATAAGATGGGTGAAGAACGTCCACAATTCACTAATGCCGATAGGATGATTATTCAGAATTTGTTTACTAAGATGGTAGATTTGATTACCAATAATAAACAAATTTATACTCAAACTCGCCGTGCAGTAAGAGAAGAATTAGAAGAAGGTATTGTCGCCACTTCAGATTACAAACTTGGTGTAAACGGACAAAAAGTTAGGTCACATAGAGTTAAAGTTGGAGATACTGCACCAGAGGTTGGTGACGATCCAGAAGCTGATGAAGATTCTACCAAATTGAAAAAAGAAGAAGTTTCTTATTTGGAAGAAGGCATTAACCCACCTTTTGTTTTGGTACTAAAGCGTAAAGCCATTCGTTATTATCCAGAGGGTATTACAAATGTTATGTACTATAGCGATAGGTTGAATCGTTACTTTTCTGTTCCATATTCAGCAGGTACACCAATGGATAATCCTGTCCAGGCAGAAGAAGTTGTGCAAGAAGGCATTGAAGATGAACCACATGAAATTGTCCACAAAGAAACTGGTAGAACAATAAGCACTCATAAAAATTATAAAGATGCTTACTCTGCATATCAAGATTTGAGTAAGGCATCGGATCATGCAATTGGCCATATTCCTAAAAAAACTAATGAAGAAGTGGTAATTAACCACAATGATGGTACAGTTAGCACAATTGATGAACAAACGGCTGATGCTATTGATACCGTTTTTGAACAATTGAGTGAAGATAATCAAGTTAAATTTTCAAGTCTTTTAAAAGAATCACAAGAAGGTTTGAATAAAGTTTTAGATTTTGTTTCTAAACAAACGACATGACCTTAATAGATTTAATTGCACAGAATAGATTGTCCGAGGCTAAAGAAATTATTTTCAATCGCCTTGATGAAATTTCAGCTGAGCATTTGGAAGAAGAAAAGATATATGTGGCATTGAACACATATACAGAAGTGATAGTAGATGAACAAATAGATGAAGCAAACGTAGTGCGAGTCGGTAGAATTAAAAAGATACGCCGCCGCATTCGTAGAAATAAAAATAATCAAATTGTTGTTCAAAGAAATAAAAGAAGATCAACAGTAAAAGGATTTAGAATTTCTGGTAATAGTGTGATTCGAATACCAGCAATTCAAAGAATACAAAAGTCCAGAAAATTAAAAAGATACTGGAAGACAAAGGGTAAATCCAAATTGCGTAGAACATTACTCAAAAGAAAAATGTCTTTAAGACGCCGCACTTCCATGGGAATAAAATAAAATGCCAATAGAAATTACAAATTCATTAAGAAGTTCATCACTCATTCGTGTTGAGGGTGCTGGTACATATTATGCTAACCTTATTTCTTTAGCTGTTGACAGTAATGAAGTCATTAGTTCTGCAAACATTAGAAGAATTAATTGGTCAACAAACGGTAATATCCAAGTTGTTCGTAATGGTAATAATATTGTTACCTTACATAATACTGGTGAAGTTAGATTAGATGAATGGGGACATACCATTGCAAACAATAATACTTCCAATGTGGTCATTACAGTTGTAACTGGCGGAACATTACTCTTAGAAGTAACTAAGTCTGCTACTTACACAACACCATTAACGGGAATGTAATATGAAACTAATCAGAGAAAATATCGAAGAGGTGGAGTACATTACTGAAGCCTCTGAAAATGGCAAGAAGAACCTATACATTACAGGTCCTTTTCTTGTCTATGATAAACCAAATAAAAATAACCGTATGTACGCCAAAAATACCTTATCAAAGGAGGTTGGTCGTTACAACGAATCATTTATTAAAACTAATCGTGCTTTAGGTGAATTGGGTCATCCAGATACACCATCATTAAATTTAGAAAGAGTATCTCACAAGATTATTTTTTTAGAAGATAATGGAGAATGCTTTATTGGTAAAGCATTGATACTTGAAACACCGTATGGTCAGATCGTTAAAAGTTTTATCGAGTCAGGTGTAAACCTTGGAGTATCTTCTCGTGGCATGGGATCTCTTGTGCAAACTAAAGAAGGTTACAGCATGGTACAAGATGATTTTCGATTAGCAACAGCAGCTGATATTGTGGCAGATCCTTCTGCTCCAGGTGCTTTTGTTAATGGTATCATGGAGAATAGAGAATGGTTATTTGTTGAAGGTCGATTCGTAGAGATGGACATTGATTCAGCAAAAAAACAAATTAGAAAGGCTTCACGCAAAGACATTGAACAAGTTGCTATTAATTTGTTCGAAAATTTCATCCGAAAACTTTAATTTTATAAATAGAAAATACTAAGGAGATTCCTAATGGCATCAAACAAACTTTTCGAGGCAGCAGCAGAAATTCTTGCAGGAAGCAAGAGTTCAGCAAAAGCTATGCCGGGAGAAAAACTAGCAGGTGAAGTTGTAGAATTAGGTGGACCAACACCTCAGAATTACAAATCAGATGATGACTCAGCTAAAATTGATACAACAAAAGTTGCAAGATCAGCCACAGCACCAACAACAAAGCCATCAGATGCTTCACCTGATACCCAAGAAATGCTTGGCGGTGGCCAAAAAACAATGAAAGAAGATATTGCAGATTTGTTCGCAGATGATGATACAATCTCTGAAGAATTTAAAGATAAAGTTTCTACAATTTTTGAAGCTCGTATTCATGATCGTGTTTCTCAAATTGAAGAAGAAGTAGAATCGTATTATGCTGGTATGCTAGAAGAAGCTGTTGAATCAATCAAGCAAGACCTAACAGAAAAAATTGACGATTACCTATCATACATTGTTGACCAATGGATGGAAGAAAATCAAATCGCTATTGAATCCGGTCTACGCTCAGAAATGACAGAAGATTTTATTGCCGGTTTACGCAACCTATTCGTAGAGAACTATATTGATGTTCCTGCCGAAAAAGTTGACCTCGTTGAAGAACTTGCCTCTAAAGTTGAAGAACTTGAAAGCAAACTTGACGAAGAAATCGAACGTAATGTTGATTATGCGAAAGCATTAATTGAATCACGCAAGTCAGAAGTAACTCGTGAAGTTTGTGAAGGTCTTACAGCAACTCAAGTTGAAAAAATTAAATCACTCGCAGAGAGCGTACATTTTTCCACAGAGGAAGAATATGAAAATAAACTTGAAACAATTCGTGAGAACTACTTTCCATCTGGTGTAAAGAAAGCCAGAGAAAGCCATCTTCAAGAAGAAGTAACTGATGGTTCAGAGAAGAGGTTCGTTTCTAACGACCCATTCGTATCAGCAGTTGCAAACGCAATTTCCAAAACTAAAATATAATATCCAAGGAGATATATAAATGTATATGACAGAAGAACTACAAACAAAATGGGCTGCGGTATTAGACCATAAAGATATGCCGGCCATTAAAGACCCATATCGTAAAGCAGTTACAGCAGTTATTCTAGAAAACCAAGCTATTGAAATGGCTAAGTCATCAGGTATGTTGACAGAAGCTGGTTCACCAACAAACTTTGCTGGTACAGGTGGTTTTAGTGGTGGTGCAGCTGCAGCAGGTCCAGTTGCTGGTTTTGATCCAATCTTAATCAGTTTGGTTCGCCGTTCATTACCAAACCTAATTGCCTATGACATTTGCGGCGTTCAGCCAATGACAGGTCCAACAGGTTTGATTTTCGCAATGCGTACTAAGTATGCTGGTCAAGGCGGTACAGAAGCATTCTTTAACGAAGCTAACTCACAGTTCTCTGGCGCTAATACTGCACTTGCTGCAGCTATTACAAACCAATTAGCTGCATTGTCAGTTTCAGCTAACACAACAGAAACATTCACATCAAACGCTCAAGCCGGTCTTGCAATGACTACAGGTTCTGCTGAAGCTCTTGGTGACGGTGCTGCTGGTAACACATTCCAAGAAATGGCATTCTCAATTGAGAAAGTAACTGTTACTGCTCGTACTCGTGCTTTGAAGGCAGAATACTCACTTGAATTAGCTCAAGACTTGAAAGCAGTTCATGGTCTAGACGCAGAAACAGAATTGGCAAACATCTTGTCAACAGAAATTCTTGCTGAAATCAACCGTGAAGTTGTTCGTACAATTTACGGTACTGCAAAGTTAGGCGCACAAGTTGGTACAACAACCCGTGGTACTTTCGACTTAGACACCGATTCAAACGGTCGTTGGATGGTTGAGAAAATCAAAGGTTTGGCATTCCAATTAGAGCGTGAAGCTAACACCATTGCTAAAACAACTCGTCGTGGCAAAGGCAATATCGTTATCGTATCTTCAGATGTTGCATCTGCATTTGCGATGGCTGGCCTTCTAGACTATAACTCAGCATTGCAATCACAAGTTAGCTTAACAGTTGACGATACTGGTAATACATTTGCTGGTACAATGTTCGGTCGTATTAAAGTGTACATCGACCCATATGCACAAACATCTTCAACCAACGAATTTGCAGTTGTTGGTTTCAAAGGTTCAAATGCATTTGACGCTGGTCTTTTTTATTGCCCTTACGTTCCTCTCCAAATGGTTCGTGCCGTTGATACCGGTACATTCCAACCAAAGATTGGTTTCAAGACTCGTTATGGTCTAGTTGCTAATCCATTTGCAGAAGGAACAACACAAGGTCTAGGCGCTTTGACTGCTCAGTCAAACAACTACTACCGTGGTTTTGCAATTAAAAACATCATGTAAATAAAAACTCCGTAGAGAGTTCTTTAGAGAGGCACTTCGGTGCCTCTTTTTTTACATATAAATACCAGTATAACTAGTGAGACAATAATGAGTGCATTCACAAGAAATCCATCCAATCCAAATTACTTACACCCTAATAAGTTTCAGTTAAACTTTAGTCGTGTACCTAATCTACAATATTTTTGCCAGTCTATAACTATTCCTGGCATTTCATTAAATGAGATTGTTCGTAACAATCCATTTGTTGACATATATTCTCCAGGTGAAAAGGCTGTATATGATATTTTGAATGTTACTTTTTTAGTGGATGAAGAATTGAAATCATGGTTAGAGATTCATGATTGGATTCGTGCAATGACCAAGGTAACTAGCTTTGAAGATTACAAAAGGTTGAGTACTTTAAATCCAAATGCAAATGCTCGTGGTGATTTAATGCCACAATTTTCTGATGCTAAGATTACCCTTTTATCATCGGCAAATAATCCATTACATACATTCACGTTCTACGATATGTTTCCAACATCGGTATCTACATTTGTGGTTTCGGCATCCGACACACCAGATTCCATCATTACTGCCGATGCCACATTCAGATATTCCTATTTTGATGTTGACAGAGCTACATAATTAGTGTATACTCCTAACAGGAGGATTTATAATGAACAAACTTGATGAACTATTAGCTATGTGGGCAAAAGATTCTGTCATTGATAGAACTGAGCCAGGCAAAGAACTAACAAACATACCACAACTACACAGTAAGTATTTAAATATACTTTCTCGTCACCGACTATTGGTGAGAGAGTCTGAGTTTAAGTATAACAAAATGAAACGACTGAAGTGGGAATACTACACAGGTAAATTGGATAATGACCAACTCAAACAGTATGGTTGGGAACCATTTCCTTTTGTACTCAAATCCGAGATCACTACATACTTTGAGAGTGATGAAGATTTAAACAAGTACTTGGCTAACAAAATTTTACATGAAGAAATTGTTGATGTATGCCAGAGTATTCTTAAAGAGTTGCACTCAAGAACATTTCAATTGAAAGAATTTATAACATGGGAAAGGTTTATACAGGGTGTATGATTTAAGATTAGAAAAGGTCAACGAAGCCTTTATCAGAGTAGTGTCAGAAAGAAATGTAGCACAAGAACTTTCCGATTATTTTTGTTTCTATGTTCCCGGTTACCAATATACTCCTGCATTCAAGGCAAGATATTGGGATGGTAAGATAAGGTTGCTTGATTTAAGAACCATGGAAATATACCATGGCTTGGTACCTTATATTGAAAAGTTTTGTAAAGAAAGAGATTACAAAATTGACATTGACCCTGAGATAACGATCACAGACAGTTACTCTTTAAAAGAAGCTAACGATTTTATACAGACACTTGGTTTGCCATTTGAACCTCGTGACTATCAAGTTAACTCTTTTGTTCATGCAATCCGTAATAAAAGAATCTTACTTCTTTCACCTACTGCATCAGGTAAATCTTTAATCATTTATTTGATGTTGAGATATATTCAGCAAACACAAAGAAAAGGTTTATTAGTTGTACCAACAACTTCACTTGTTGAACAGATGTATACCGACTTTCAATCTTATGGATATAACTCAGAAGAGTTTTGTCATAAACAGTATGCAGGTAAAGATAAGGTCACAGATAAGTTTTTGACCATCACAACATGGCAATCTATCTACAAAAATCCACCTGAATACTTCAA